CTAGGTTTAATAGAGGCTTCGTTCTTAAAGATGATATACCCCTCTTCGGTATATCCCTCGAACATATATTTTGTATTTTGTTGTTTCGCAAGTCATTTTTAAGATCGCTGCTGCAGACTCATACATCGCAGCGAAATCGTGCATTTCTTTTTAGGTTCAGCCGTACCCATCCCTAAATAGGGATTTTGAGGAACACTCTGGCAGAGTTAAATGAAATATCCACACTTATGTGTCATTGTGAAAGCACGATTAGTTTGACACATACAGTAATTATATTTCATTAATCTAAGTTGGTTAAAGATGGTAGATTAAACACCTATTGTTGAGTGATCGAATCGATCACTTCTTTGCCGCATACACGGCGTGAATTATCCCAAAATTCTTTGATCAATTGATCATATGTGGGAAATGTGGTCTCAATGACCCAATCTTCAATATCAACCTGTTTAACCAGATCTTTTAGAAGATCAATTTTCAATTCGTAGATTGTGCGTCCGTAAAAGAAATATTCACGTACAGCTGATGAAATAACAGCCAACATTTGTTCTTCTTTTGAAATGGTTTTGGAACGAACCCATACCATCAACATCTTCTCAATCGATTCATGATCTAAAGGAGCTAGGTAAGCCTTACAATCAAAATCATAAACCCAAGTTCTTTTCAAAAAAGAAGCATCTCGAATATGAATGAGAGGTATTGATGCTGCCTCTTTATCAGCCATAGTATAAACTATACCCATGGATGCAAAGGCAGTGGAAATTGTAGTATGATTGTACCAAGTGTTATGTTTCGAAACACTCATTATATTATCATCACCATAGGTCATCAAACTCACATTATCCTTAAAAGTTTTGACTTCACTTTTAGGATTTAATAAATGGTACACATATCTCATATAAAGAGAATTAACTAAACTATTAATAATAACTGTGAGTGGATGTCCAGATGGATTAGATCCATAAAATTGAACCAAATCTCCATTGAAATCAACCAGAGGAAATGCTGTATCTTTTTTGATTCCTTCTAGAACCATAAGATCATCTTCATCATAGTTCTCACTCTTTTTGCATAATTTGATTAAAATATCAAAAGCAGCTGAGATGAAATGAGGAGACATGCGTTTATCAAACGCTTTATAGTCTCCAGATACAACACGATCCTCACCAAATTTAGTGATATATTGATACATTTGATGCCATTCATAAGACTGCGCTACAGTCCCTGGAGCAGCTTCAAAAACCATCCGATTGTTTTGAATCAAACGAATTGAAGATAAAAGATACTTTCGAACAACAATTGTCCAATCAAAGGGTGCACCAGTGAAAACGCGTGTTTTCTTGGCTTTAATCTTTTTAAATGAAACAGGTTCATCTTTAAGATGTGCACAAAAATTTGGACAAGCGCGTTCACCTTTTTTATAGGTTGCTATAATTTGGACGGCACGATCCATTATTTCGTCAGTAACTTCAACTGGATGCTGCATACCATACATTTCTGGTATGGCAGACATAAATTTCTTCTTAGAGCATTTCCAAGGATTACCAGCAGAAGTAGATCTGTTGATCTTATCAACATAAGCTACACCACTGGCTCCATTTATTGCCGTAAAATCATCATAGATATGTAATTCATTGAGATCTTTAGATGTTAATCTATTTATGATATCATCATAAAAAGAATCCACACAATCTTTTAATATATCACCATGAATATCTACAACTGGATGTATCATATCTTGTGCAGCAATTCTCCACGGTTCCCAACCTGTCATAACAGGCGGTCCAAATTTAATTTTATAATCGTGATTACTTAAAATTCGAGCAAGTGGAGTAATTTCTACTCTAGATTTTCCGGCTCTTCGAAAACCGGAAAAACTTCCATAAACAGCAGCTGAACCACTATCAAAATATCTAAAAACAGATTTATTGGATAATTCTCCAACACTCCTCTGTGCAGATTCTGATGATAATTGTGGTAATCCACTTTGGATTTCAAACTTGAGAGATTCAGAGATACTCAATATTGTTTTAGCTGTAACTGGGACTGAAAAAATTCGACTTATACCAGATTGGGCAATAACATGAAAGCCAGCAACAAAGGATCCCAATGGTGATTCAATGATCAATAAAGATCCACAATCACCATCAACAGTGGGCACACCCTCATTGATGACTCCAATGATATTACTCTTAAATCCCTGAATTTTTCCTTCACCGATAAGAGGTGTTTGAAAAGTTCGTGAAACATTTCTTCTAGTAATTGAACCATCACGTTCTCGGGATAGTAAATAACCATTCAATTTCAAAGAAACATCATTTTGTAACAAATATTTTTCAACTCCTCGTTTCGGTGGTAAACCTCTAAGGAAAAAGAAAATTGTATCTGTTTCAACATTTCTTTCAATAATATCGGAATTTGCTAATACACATTTAAGATTGGTAGTTACACCATCTTTAGTGCATTGCATTGTGATATCAAGATTAGTCGTACTTTTAAAATTTGGTATGTTATGATTATTCGTGAAATAAATTTGCCCACGTAAACACGTGGCTTTGATTGTCAACATAGTTTGTCGTTCAGTGGTGACAACTATATGAATCAATTCACGAGATATCATAGTTGCGAATTGCTCACGAGACAAGCTATTTGAACTTGTACTCTGTGGAGTCATATCAAAAGATGATAAATCATATGAATCATTATACCAAACATTTTCACGTTCATCTTCTTGAGGTTTTGGCTTAGAACCAAAACCAGTAAAATTTAAACCTTGAGATTTTGTAGATTTGGTATTTCTAAAAGCTGCAACCAATTGAGAAGCACAAATAGCAGCAACAATAGCTATACTTGCATGTTTCAAAAATATGAATTTAGAACTCATCTTAATCTGATTAACAGCTCTCGCTCCACAGATAC